CGCGTGGTAATACGTGCGGATGAACACCCACGGGTCGGGGTAGTACCCCCAGTCCACGCCGCTGATGATGTTGTCGAAGCCTGCGATCTCTTTTGCCGTGATCTTCCGGCTCACGATGTTGTCAAACACTTGTGTTCCGCTGCCCACCATCTCGCCCAGGTACATGTGCCGGTACTTCAGCGGTTTTGTCTTGCGCAGCCAGTCCGCACCGTCCAGGAACTCCTTGCCCAGCCAGTCCGCCGGAGCTTTCAGGTAAGATGAATGATGCACCAGCTTGCCCGGCTGCTGCTCTCGCGCGTACCGGTTGGCCCAGTTCCGGGCGTTGGCGGGTGGGTTGAAGCTGATGAGCGTTAAGGTCGGGTTGCTCCCCGAGCCGCGGAACGCGGACTGCTTCACGCTCAGCACCGCGTTTTCGCCGCGGCGCAGCTGGTCCGCTTCCTCGAACCACAGGCAGCCAATGTATCCGAACTTCGGTTTGATACCCTTAATTTTCATCTCATCGTCCAGGCCGCGGAAATAGATGGTCTGGCCCGTGGGCTTGTAAATGAGGCGCAGCGGGCTCTTTTTCTCCAGAAAATGCTCCGACAGCCCCAGCTTTGCGACGGCCCACAGCATCTGCGCGTATACGCTGTCCTCAAGCGTGTTTCCCATCTGCCGCATCACCAGCGCGTGGCTTTGCGGCCACTTCAGCAGCCACAGCACGATCTCAACACTGCAGAACGAGCTTTTCAGGCTTCCGCGCCCGCCTTCCTCCACCAGTGTATGGGCCCGCTGCTCCCGGACCGCCCGGTGCGAATCATAGAACCCCGGCCCGATCACGTTCTTTAAATCGACCGTCACCGCCGGGCGGCTATATGCTGTCAACGATGTTCACCTCCGCCGCACCGCTGCCGCCCTCTTTCTGCAGCTCCGTCCACAGCCGGATCGCGTCCATATCGCCGGCCTGGCACTTCTTCAGCAGCGCCGCGTGGATCACCGCCGCCTCATCCGTGCTGTATTTTTCCATCAGCTTATCCAGCAGCGCGAGGTAGTCCCGCTTATTCACCTTGGTATACTGCGCATGCAGCGTTTTTAAATCTTTTAAAATGTTAAATTCCTTTTTCTGTTTGGCCTGCTCGATTCCATCTAACAGGGCGGTTATACTGCTCTGCGGTGTGCGTTTCACGCGCTACTCCTTTCCGGCACGAAAAAACAGGCCCCAAGAAGGGCCTGTACGCCGTTTTGTGTTGATATATGGCTTGGATATATCCTCGTTCCTTTAAAAGCTCTTGAAAGCATTTGCGCCGGGCTTAAAAGCATATATGACATTGTGCTGGGATGCAGCGTCCGTTTTTCACCGGGCGCGCTTCGCCATCCGGCCTTTTCAGCCCGGATTTTCGCTGCTATGCCCGCCGGGCAATCCACAGGGGACGCATCAACTCTGTTTCATGCCTGGTTTTCTTGTCGCTTTAAAGGCTTTTAAAATCCTGCTTAAAAACAGGCTTTCTACAAGTTTTTACACAGATTTCAACTTTTCTGCATTTCCCGGTGTGCTGCGCCGCACGCAGCGGGGAAACGGGCAGACAGGGCAGCCGCTCTCATGCATAGCCCACACGCAACGCCCGCACAGTTCCGGCGGCTCCTTCAGCTTCGCGCCGGAGATCTTTCGCGCCAGCTCCCGCCGCGGGTCCTGCCTCCGCTTCATGGTCCGCCGCCCTCCGTCACGGGGATAACGCCGAACCGCACCCGCCGGGCTGCCCCGCCCAGCTCCGCCGTCACATAGGCCCGGCGCTGCCGTCGCTCCATCCGCACCGGGCAGCCTGCAAAC